ATTAAATGGAAAGCGCCGAACAGCGAGGAGAGACGCACGATCAATATCAAAGGACATATAATCGAACCTCTTCCCGGAAATTCCCTTGCTATGAATGAAACTCGTCCAATCAAAGGTAGTCAGGTCAGCACACACAAATGGCGATGCTCGCCTTGCTGCAGTGGGTGCAGCCCACTTGCGGTCTATATCGAAAAGGTACCCCCTCCATCCCTTCTTCTGCTCTAGTTCATAGGTATTGTTAATATACACGGGATCATGTGATCCTATATCCAGAAACAATCCATCTGTCTTATTCTGGAGAATGTTCCATACAAACAGGTCCTGCTGTGCTTGACTACGACTCTGAAAAGTCATTTATCAATACGCTTCATATTTATGAATCGTATTGAACCCTGGTTCCAGGATTCGTTATTTATTTTTTAGTTTAAGTTACCACCAAACAGCACCACCACCGTGTAGCTGTTTAGTTGGAGTAGGCCAGGCCGCCCATGCCCGACATGACGCGGAGCACGTTGTAGTTGACGGCGTAGATGCGCACCTTGGCCGTGCGCTGCTGCTGGACCGTGTTGACGGACAGCGTGAGGTTGAGCGTGGCCTTGTCGATACGCGCGAAGTTGCACGTGCCGCTGGGCTGGTGCTCCTCGGGCTTGAGCGCGAAGGAGTACACGTTGATACCCGTCGACGGCGTGCGGGTGTGGTGCTGCCACGGCTGCACCTTGTCGAAGTAGCGGCCCTCGCGCTCGTCGAAGCGGTCCTGGCCGTTGAGCTGGATCTTGGCAACCTCGACGGGGTTCTTGCCCTCGCACTTGACGTTCGAGGCGAGGATGACCTTGGCGAGGAGGTAGTTCGTCGTGCCCTCGAAGAAGGCGTCATCCTGAGGCACACCGTTGCTGTCGTAGATCTCCGAACCCGTGGAAAGACCCGCACCCGACGCGGCGCCGACACCCTGAAGGAATGGGGCGGGGTAGCCCAACCCGCCGGAGCCCGAGGGAGCGCCCGCACCCGACGAGATCGACCACGAAGGAACGGCGCTGCTGCCCGCCACAGTTCCGGTGCCGTTCGTGGCGAGCGCGCCGCGGCCGAGCACCGCCGTGACGATGCCCTCCGTGGACCAGTCGTCCGAGTAGTTAAACGGCTGCTGTCCGAGCGCCTCCTGGATCCAGGGCGTCGGCGGCGAGTTGCAGTCGACGAACGAGTCGCGCTGGACGACCCAGATGAGTTCCTTCGTCGGGTGGTTGAAGTTCATCTGGATCTTGTTCGAGGACGCCGTGACCGTCTCGTCGCCCGTGAACTGGAGCTGGTCAATCAGGTACTCGTGCGATTGCTGGGCGAAGCGGCGGCGCTCCTCCGTGTCCAGGTAGACGTAGTCAATGTAGATCGACGCGGCAACCAGCTGGAGCTGCGAGATCGACGTAACACCGTTGCCGAGGCTGATGGAACCGCTGTTGGCAGGACCGTTCGTAGGGAGCACCGAGAACGAGGTCGGCGCGCGGTCGGCGTAGCAGCAGTTGTAGTTTTGCGAGAACTCGACGTTGATGCGGACCTCGTGGTACTGGAGGGCGATGAGCGGGATCGCAAGACCCGGGTTGCGGCAGTACCAGAACTGGAGCGGGATGTACAGCGTCTTGAGGGGCGTGCCCGCGCGGGACAAGCACGAGTTCGTCGCCTCGGAGGCGGCGCACGTGGCGTCCAGGGCGACACCGCTGCCGTCCTTGAGGAGCACAAGGTCGGCGCTGTTGCCCACCATGTCGTCAAACGAGACCTGCGTACCGAGGGGCTGCGTCAGCTGGGTCCAGATCTGCATCCAGTCGCCGTACTGCTTGTCGATGCGCGAACCACCGATCTCGATCTCCACCGTGTTGATGAGGCGGTGACCGACGTAGTTGAGCCAGCGGAAGCGGTCGTTGGGGGCCATGAGCGAGATCTGCGGGAGCGTGACCTGGATGTACGTGCGGTACATCAGATCGGCGTTACGCGAGATGACGGCAGTGACGCGGCGACCAAAGTCGGCCTGGCCGTTGAACGTCACCTCGATCGACTCCATCGCGAAGTTCGTGTGGCGCTTGTAGAGCACCTTCCAGAAGGTAATCTGGGGGTTGCCCGAGATATAAATGTCCTGCGCACCATACGAGACGAGCTGCATAAGACCACCACCCATATTTGTTTGTCATACGGCGAGACAATTTTTTTGGGGCGACGAGCGCCGCGCGCGTTTTCCTGCCCTAAAAAATAATCTCACCTATGTTGGAAATGGAAGCTCTTTACAAATTCCCAACAACCAATCTTCTCATCAATACATTCTTGCGCTCGATCGTGGTTATCGCCATCGCGATTTTGGGATTCAAATCTTCGTGGTACACTGCGTACTGGAGCGCCGTAATTCATGACGCAATTTCTCTGTTTTTAATTCGCCCATACCTGTAATGAGTAGTCAAAACGTTTTGACGTACACAAACGTCAATGTACCGTCTGAAATAACATCCCTTGCTACGTACAACCAAGGGAGTCTACCCGTCTATGTATTTATCGGAACTGCTTCAGGTGGGTTGTATATCTACGACATTTCGGACAATCGCCAAACACCGTTTACGATCGCAGGCCAGGCTGCGAACCTGTCTGCGCCTGTAACAGGACTCGCAGTAAGCGACCAGTACCTGTTTGTGAACTCTCCTGGGAATTGCTTTCAACTACCTCTTTTCCGTTTCTACCCATCGCCAATTTCACAGATAGAAGTGACGAGTGTCGGCAATGTATATACGCGAGACACTGCAAATTCGGCAGGTATTGGGGTAACTGCAGATTCTCGCATCCTGTTTGTGCCCTATGGTCTTGAATACATATCCAAGATATTTCCCGCGGATTCAGGCAGTGGCCTTGTGAACGAGGCCGCAAGAGTGCCCGTTGAATTAAACGCAAACATAAACAGTATTGGGATAGATTTCGTGAATACAACTATATATGTTTCGGACTCACAAAATACGAAGATATATACGTACGACTACTCGATCGGGAGCAATGTAGTTATGAATGTTCCTTATATAGTTGGAAAAGGTGGTCAACTATATCGCGGAGTATCGTTTAGCGAGTATTCTGGAACATTGGCGTACGTTGTTACCAATCCTTTTGGCGTCGCAGGCGTGCTTGCGAGACAAACTGCAAATTTGTACGACTTTACGATCGTGGATCCTGGCGAGTTGCGCAATACGAATGCAATTGCGTATGATTCATTTGGAGGACTCTACATATCGGCTCAAAATTCAAATGGTAGTTATACGCTCATTAAAAGCACGTATACCTACGTAGACCGTCCTGCGCCATTGGTCGCACCTCCACGCCAAAAGTCTTTCGAATGCGGTCTTTATCTTCCTGGATCCTGCAAGAGTGCAAACTACCAACCGTTTAATGCTCGAGAACGCTTTGGTTGGGGGTCTCCGAACAAACCCTACCGCACGCTGTCACTTCGGGACATTGAGATATCGTGCCCTCCTGTGTTGTTACCCAACGTGTGTCCCGAAACACCAATTCGGGGTAACCCAGAAAACCCTAATCCGACTACCTCCCAAGCCGTTATTCCGATCACAAGCACCACTGCGAGCGCTCAAGAAATCACACGGACTCGAAATTTATCGACAACGCGCGTATTGAATTTGAACTTTGTAAAATCTGTAGGATTTACTTTCACAATCTCATCGTCGCCCGTCTTTGATTATCGAGGGAGGTTATACGTACTTGGCGCAATTGACGGAAAATTGTATCAATCAGACGGGACGTCTGTTCAAAGCAGCCTCATCGGCGGTAATTTTGCGGCGAGTCCAGCGTGTTCGTCTGCAGATAGAACTGTGGTGTTTGGAAGCACACAGGGGACACTGACAATGTTTGACGGAACGAGTAATTCGGTGGTGTGGCAGAAGAATTTGGGCGCTTCGATAGATAAAACCCCTTCGTACTATTCAAGCAATGTATTCGTAGCATACGGTTCCAGTTTGGCGGCGTTTGACTCTGCGACTGGAAATACGCTATGGACGGCGCCCGCGCTAACAGGAGGCGACACGTACTCGTCTCCTACCAACGTTCAGTTCGGGTACGTCTTAGTCGGAACTACGAACGGGGTCGTGTATTCATATAGCACGCTTAACGGAACTACGCTGTTCTCTATTCCCGCCAAGACAGGTAGTATCCTAGGCGCCCCCAATATCGGTGTATTCGACCGTGTATATTTTGGTTCGGGGAGCAACTTGTTTGTCTGTACTTTGGATCGAACTCTCTACGAGGAGGACGTTGTGTACACAAACGTCACGGGGAATATCACGACGGCTGTTACGCTTGCGGTGGACAACGACAAAAAAACGAACGCGTTCTTTACAACCGACGCAAACATCGCGTACTCTGTGCAGATAGACGACTACACATCAACCTCTACACCCGCTGACGTGGCCTCGAATTCTCTGCCTGTGCTTGATACGAGTTACATGTACGTCATGGGAAAAACAGGGAGTGTTCTTCGCTATCGATGGAACCCTCTAGATTTTACGGTCTCGAATGTGTATACAGTAGTACCTGCCACAACAAACTTCGGTCCGAGCGTTCTCATCGACGTATCAAACCAAGTGACGGTTATCACCAATAATGCTATTTTGACGCTGAGTTAGACTCTATGAAGCACGGGCGGCAGAGGGGTTCGTACGATTCAGCACCACCGATGAGGACCTGGCCGCCCTGCTGGACCTTGCGATGACTGAAGATTCCAGCCGTCCCGTCGCGGCAGCGGGCGCAGAGGGCGGTGAGGCGCGTCACCTTGTCGGCGAGCGGTATGCAGTCGAGGACTTGCCCGAAGGGTTTCCGATAAAAGTCGCCATCGAGTCCGACGACGACAACATGTCTATTAAAGTTCTCGACCTCGCATCGTACAAACAGCACGAGGTCGTCGAAGAACTGGGCCTCGTCGATAACGATGAGGTTGACTTCCTTGGTAATCTCGTTGGGAACCTTCATGAGGTCGGTGTTGGTGGTGTAGCAGGGCACGCGGACGTTGTCGTGGGTCACGATTTCGGGGTCGAGAGAATAGCGGTTGTCGCGACCAGGTTTGATGACGAGGACGCGCGCCCCGACGCTTCGGTGCCGACGAACCATGGATGCGATGAAGGAGGACTTGCCAGAAAACATGGGACCCATAACGACTTCGAGACTCATTCTGCTGCGCGTATACCCTCTCTGTATAGAGGCGGACCCAAATCCGTTTTTCTAGAAAGATTGTGTTCTGGAAAGATAATGGACGAGACATCGCCAACGGTAGCACCTCCAGCAGATATTCAGACGGGTGGGGGACAAGACCCCTTGCTGGGCGGCGGCGGCGGGTGCGGCGGCGACGCGCTCTACGGCGGTGCTGTAAAAGTGCGGCGGGGGCGAAAAAGGCGTACGGGAGGCATGCCTACAAGGGGAAGACCAAAT